TCACAATTTAAGCAATGGGGAATTAGTAGTTTACAATTCTAATGGAAATTCTTCAATTGGTATTGGTACTACAAATTTAACTTTAGTAAATAATGCCACATATTATTCTAAAGTTGATAATAACAGAACTATCAGACTTTATCAGTCCAATTCTGATTATCAGTCGGGAATTAATACTATCAAATTTAATGGAATTAGTGCCGGAGGAATACATAAGTTTTCTACTGCATCATTTAAAAATACCATATCAGAGATTAAAATATTAAATGGTGGGAATGGATATACAAATAGAGAGTTAATTGTTTCTTCAACAGGAATATCCACAATAAACTACACGATTAGTTTCGAAAATCATGGATTTAAGAGTGGAGAACTTGTAACTTATCAATATGAAACATCTACAATTGGAATTTCTACATTATCTCAATATCATGTATTGAAAAATAATGATGATTCTTTTAGACTTTGTGATGCTGGAATTGGTGGAACTGACATATCAAATTATAATAGAAAAAATTATATTAAATTTTCTTCTACTGGATCGGGATATCAATATTTTAGTTATCCTAATATTTCTGTTTCTATACAATATACTCCTGTTGGATTTGGAACCACAAGTCAACAGATTCAATCTCTTGTAGCAACTCCTATTGTTAAAGGTAATATTATAGATGCTTATCTATATGAAAGTGGAACTGGATATGGATCGACAATTGTAAATCTTGAGAGAAGACCATTAATAACGATAAAAACCGGAAAGGAGGCAAAATTAAAACCAATTATTGTAAATGGTCAAATTAATTCCGTAAATATTCAATATGGTGGGGTTGATTATTATTCAACTCCTGATTTGGTTGTAACAGATTTAACCGGTGCCGGATCCGGAGCAGATTTAAGACCAGTCATTACTAACCAAAAAATAACAGATATTAAGATAGTAAATCCGGGAATTGGATACTCAAGCACCTCAACAATAATTAAAGTAAATCCTTCAGGTTCTAATGCAATTTTAAGTGCCAATATTAGAGATTTAACAGTTAATAATAACTTAAAGTTTGGTGATGAAATTTTAATAGAAACTGAAAATCAATTGCAGTATTCTGTTTGTGGATATTTTGAAAACTTAAGAACTTCATTTGGTGATAGTGGATCTCAGGTTTCTAATATAATTGGGTGGGCATATGATGGAAATCCAATATATGGAGCATATGGATATTCTAATCCGGAGGATACCAATTCTACTCCTAAAATTTTAACTTCTGGATATACATTAAGTTCTTCTAACATTATTGATAGACCAGAATTGCCGTTAGGGTTCTTTGTTGAAGATTACAAATACACAAATTCTGGAGATTTGGATGAAAATAATGGAAGATTTGGAAAAACACCAGAATTTCCAAATGGAGTTTATGCATATTTTGCAACTATTAACCCAACCTCTTTCACTTCACAATTCCCATATTTTATAGGAAACAAATATAGATCTAATACCATAAATGAAAACTATACTTTAAACCAAACATTTGATTTTAACAACTCAAATTTACTTAGAAATACCTTACCGTATAAAGTATCCGATAATTATGCAAAAAATGATTTTATAGTAGAGACTAATGAAATTACATCACAAGAGTCGATTGTTGAGTCGGTATCTGAAGGATTTGTAAGTTCTTTTGATATTATTAATTCTGGATCTGATTATAAAGTTAATGATATTTTAAATTTCAACGATAGTGGCACTTCTGGAGGTGGATTGATTGCAAGAGTATCTTCAATAGAAGGAAAAGATATTACAAAAATAGATACTTCTATAGAAACTTATGAAAATTCTATTTTTACATATAATGCTGGAGGGGAAGTAAAAGTTACAATTAAACCATATCACAATTTGTCCAATAATGATTTTGTTATGGTTTCAGGATTTTCAACCAACTTATCAAAGTTAAATAATTCATATAAGATTGGAGTATCTTCGTATTATTCAAATGTTCTTAAGGACATTCCATCAACATCAACATCAGGATTGACAACTGAAATTTATATTACACAACTTCCAGAAACCGTATCTATAGGAAGTAGCATCGCAATAGGTAGTGAAAGACTATCAGTATTGGAAGTATATAAAAACCTTAATATACTTAAAGTAGAAAGAGGATCTACCGGAGTATCTCACACTGCAACTACTCAAATAAACTTTATTCCAGATTCATTCATTATTTCACAAAAAATAGATTATTTTGAATCTAATGTAAATGACAAAGTATTTTTCAATCCAAAACAATCAGTAGGAATTGGTACTACACCTGGAATTACAAATAAAATAACATTTCAATTTGGAGATTCTAATATTACCAGAACTGTTCCAACTCAAGGAATTTATATTGAAAATCACCCATTTAAAAATAATCAGCAGGTAATATTTGCGAGCAATGGTAATGGTGTAATATCAATTTCAACTTCACTAAGTACAGGTACATTTGATTTACCTCAAAATGTATATGTAACTAATAAAAATAAAAATACAATTGGAATAAAAACTACTCTCAATTCTTCCGAAGTATTCTTCATTACTAACGGTAGTGATAATGATAAGTATTCATTTGAAAGTACATACCCACAAATAGTTGGAAAGGTTGAAAGAGTTAAATCTACAGTTTCAGTATCAACTTCTCACGAACTTTCTAGCGGAGATGTTATTAGTTTAAGTATAGAACCAAATCTTTCTGTTGGTATTGGAACTTCTACTGGCATTAGAGTAAAAAGAGATTTAATAACTGGAAACATTTTAATCAATCCAATTGGATTTACTTCAACCGGAATTAACACATCAACAAATAGCATTTCAATTAATTCGCATAACTTAAAAACTGGAGATAAAATTCTATATTCATCTAATTTAGTTGCATCTGGATTATCAACTGGATTTTATTATGTTTACCGAGTTAATGATAACACAATAAAACTTTCTGAAACATATCTAGACTCTAAAACCATTCCCCCAACAACAGTAAGTATTGCCGGAACTGGTGGTTCAAGTCAAAGTATTTCATTAATAAATCCCCAAATTGAATCAATTAAAAATAATAACCTTATATTTAATTTATCAGATAATTCTTTAGCGGGATATAAATTTAAACTTTACTACGATCAAGATTATAATAATGAATTTATTTCAACTCCATCTTCTAATTTGTTTACACTATCTGACATTGGAACTATAGGAGTTTCCACTAATGCCTCTCTGGCAATTAATTATAGTGAAAGTTTACCAACAAAGTTATATTACAATTTAGAAAAATCTGGGTACATTAGCACTTCAGATACAGAAGTAAATAATTATTCCGAAATATTATTTGCGAATAGCGTATATCGTTCTAATTATATAATTTCTGGTGTAGGAGCAACTACATTTAATGTTTCTTTATCTAAAAAACCAGAAAAATTAACATATATTCAAAATGAGTGTGATAAATTACAATATACTACTACTTCATTATCGGCAAAAGGTCCTATTGATAGAATTGATATTATTTCTGGTGGTTCTGGATATAAAAAACTTCCAACATTTGTAGGATCTAATTCTGCGAACGGAAAGGATGCTTACATTACTCCAAAATCGACATCTATAGGCAATGCAAAAGAAGTAAGAATTGTCAATGAAGGATTTCAATATTCTTCAGATAAAACTTTACAACCAGTTGCATTCATATCTCCTCTAATCACAATTAAAGACTCAAATACAATTGGTATTGTTACAGTTAATAATGGCGGAAATGGATATACTGATTCCCCATCTGTAATAATTGTGAATTCTAGCACTGGAGAAAAAATTGATAGTGGAATATTGGAAGCAAAACTATCAGGAAATTCTATTGATTCTATAAGTATTATACAGCAACCAAATGGTCTTCCAGAAACAACGGTACAATTATTCACCACCAATAACACTAATGGAATTAGTATTCAACAAGTTCAATCTTCTTCAAGTGGAATATTTACTTGCTTCATAACAACACCAACTTTAGGATTTTCTACCTTTGTACCATATCCTTTTAGTGCTAATGATCAAGTATTTGTGGAAGGAATTCAAAAATTTAGTACCGAAGGGACTGGATTTAATTCTGAAGACTATGGATACAAATTCTTCAAGATTCAGAGTATTAATACTGCTGGAGTTCTCGATTCAGTAACAATCAATATTTCTGGATTAACTACAAATACTGGTATAGCAAAAACAATTCAGGATTCTGTTGGAAATATCATAAAAAGAACCGACTATCCATCATTTACTGTTACTCAAATTCCATCTCAATTTATTGTTGGAGAAAAACTTATTTCAAATGATACTGAGAGAGACTTAGAAATTTCTTCATATGAAAATTCATTTATTAAAGTATCCGGAACCTATGAGTTGTCTGTTGGAGAAATTATTATAGGAAAAGAATCTGGAAATATAGCAACAATAGATAAAATTGAATCTGGTATCGGTAGATTTAAGATTGACTATTCAGTTGAAAAAAACATTGGATGGTCTAATGATATTGGTAAATTAGATCAAGATAATCAAGTTATTCCGAATAATGATTATTATCAGAATCTTTCCTACACGGTAAAGAGTCCAATTACATATCAAGAATTAAGAACACCAGTTAATAGTTTAGTCCATACTAGTGGATTGAAGAATTTTGCAGATACTGGAATCACATCAACTACAAACTTTGGTGCTATAAATTCTGAGAATGCTACATCTATAATTTATGACATAATAGAAGAAAACCGAGTAGATACAATTTATGATTTTGATTTAGTAAAAGATATTGATGTAGTTGGGACTTCTTCAAAGTTCTTAAAATTAAAAAATAAAAAATTAACTGATTACATTGAGTGTAGAAGTAATGTAGTTTTAAAAATAGATGACATAAATCGACAATTTTCCGACTCCGATGGAAATCCAAGTGAATTTCTCAATTTACTACAATTAAATTCTGGAGTATCTTATAACAATATACTAGTCCGGGTTTCCAGTCTTGATAATACAGAAATTCAATTAACGGAATTAGTTTTATTGAATAATGGAAGTAATCCATTTTTGGCAGAAAAATCAACTCTAGTCAATACTGGAGTAGGACTTACACATATCTCCGGAGAACCAATAGGAAAATTTATATTAATTGAAGACGATGTGGATGATAATACTTACTTAAGATTTATTCCAAATAATCCATTCGATATTGATTATGATGTTAAACTAATTAATAGTAATTTTAATTCTCCTTTAGTAGGAATTGGGACAACTTCTGTAGGATTCATCAATTTAACCGGTTCAAATAGAACTGCGGCATCTGGAATACAAACTTCACTTGTATCCGTAGAATCTAATAAGTTTTCTTCATTGTATTTAAATGTCCAGATTGTTGGTTCAGCAACAACTCAAATGAACTTTGCTGAAGTTTATTTGAATCATAAAGAATATGTAAACTTATTATCTACAACAATTAATTCAACTGTTGGAATTGGATCAACTGTAATTTTTGTTGCTGATACAACTGGACTTATAGTTGGTGTAAGTTCTGTAAGTGTGGTTGGCGCCGCAATTACTAACAGACCAATTGTTGCCATTGGATCTACATTTGTTCAAATCGGCACTGCATCTACATCATCAAGCATAATTGGTGTTGGCACTGTCGTCAATTTTAGTACTATCATCGATGATACTTATATCTCAGAATATTATTTTGATTCTGAATTTTCCAGCAATTATTATTCCGGTAATAATATAGGAATATTCACGGCAAGTATTTCTCCTTCTGGAATTTTATCATTAAATTATATTAATAATTCATCAAATCCAGTAAATGTCAGGTCAAAAGTTGTTGGGTTTGGAACAACATCTGTAGGAACTGGTGCATATAGATTTATATCTCCAGGTCAAATACCAGGAAATGAAAGAAGTGCAGTATATCAATCAACTTATTCATCCACAGTTTCTTCCGCATCAACTGTCATATCATTGGATAAATCTAATTTTAATGCAGTTAAATCTTTGGTGGAAGTCAGTGTTGGATCAACAAGTGCTCTTCATCAAATTATGTTAATACAGGACGAAACTGACATTTATGTTCAACAGTCACCATTTCTTTCTGTTGGAAGCACAAATGGAATTGGAACTTTTGGTGGAGAATATTCTGGTAGTAATTTTATACTAAAATTCTATCCAGACACAACAATAACTTCAAAGGTTAATATTTCAGCATTTAATCAATGTTTCTATACAACTTTAGATATTCAAAATACTGCTCCGAATTTAAGTTACGGAACAGTAGAAGAATCGATTGATATTAAATTATATAATGCAATTAATGGAAGTAGAATTAATAAAACTAATTTTAATCTAAACTCCAATGGAATTGAAATTTTTAGAAAAAGATTTAATCCAATAAATCCATTAACTCCAGACCCATCAACGGGAATATTCACTATACAAAATCATTTCTTTAGTAATCTAGAAAAACTTATCTATACGCCAAAATCAACATTTATTGGAGTTGGTGCCAGTGCCGTTGGAATTGGTTCAACTCTAAATTCTGTAGGTGTTGTAACTACAATACTCCCATCTGATGTTTATGTTATAAAATTATCAGATAATACATTTAAATTATCCACAAGAAAGGATTATGCTACACTAGGAATTGGAGTTACATTTACTTCATACGGTAGTGGTAATGCACACCAACTTGAAATGGATAAAAAACTTGAAAAATCACTTATTACTATCGACAATATTGCCCAATACCCATTACAATTTACTCCAATAGCATATAATTTGCTTGGTAATGGTGGGCAAATAAGTGCAGGTTCTTCAATATTTGCCTTGAGTGGAATATCTACAATTATTCCAAAAGATATTCTAAAAATTGATAATGAATATATGGGTATAATTAATGTTGGATTGGGAACTACTAATGTTGGACCTATTACAAATAGTGGAAATGTTAATTTAGTTGAAGTCACTAGAGCATTTGTCGGATCATCGGCAACAACTCATACAGACACTACTTCAGTAAGAATTTATAAAGGATCTTATAATATTGTTGATAGTAATATTTTCTTTGCCGAATCTCCAAGAGGTAATCCACAAATAGAAAGAGATTCTAGTAATTTGACTTTCGAAACTTCTGATTTTACGGGAAGAGTTTTCTTGAGAAATGATTACACATCAAATCAACTGTATGATGATATTTCAAGTCAATTTACAGGTATTGGTAGAACTTTCACATTAACTGTTGGTGGGGCAAACACTGTAGGACTAGGAACCACTGGAGGAAATGGAATTTTGTTTATAAACGGTGTTTTCCAAACTCCAACAACTATTAATAATCCGCAAAATAATTTTAGTATTATTGAAAATACTGTTTCTGGAATATCTAGCGTAGTATTCTCTGGTATTACATCTTCTGGTACTGGTACAATTATTACTTCAGATTTTGATGTAAATCAAAATCAAACCCCCAGAGGGGGGATAATTATTTCGTTGGGTTCTTCTATTGGTCTTGGATATGCACCTCTTGTAGGGGCAGCAGTAACTGCCGTAGTTGGTGCTGGGGGCAGTATAGTATCTGTTGGACTAGGAACTACTGATAATCTTGGTTCTGGATATAATGGTGTTGTTTCGGTGGGAGTTTCCGTATATCAAAGTGATCATATTGGAGATACAGCAATCATAACTGCATCGGTTGGAGCGGGTGGAACTCTATCATTTACTGTCGTTGGTGGCGGAACTGGATACACAAATCCTAAAGTATTCGTATCTGAACCATCATATGAAAATTTAAGTGTAATTGGCGTATCTAGATTGGGACTTGGGGCAACAACAAGAACTGGAATAGGTCTTTTACTCAATGTTGAAGTTGGAGCAAGTTCTGCAACTGGAATAGGATCAACATACTTTGAAGTTTCTAGATTTAGTATTTCTAGACAGGGTTACTCATTCCGAAGAGGGGATGTATTTAAACCAGTTGGATTGGTGACTGCTAAAGGATTGGCATCTCCATTATCAGAGTTCCAGTTGACAGTAGTTGATACATTTTCAGATTCTTTTGCCGCTTGGCAGTTTGGAGAGTTTGATTATATAGATTCAGTAAAAAATTATCAGGATGGAGTTAGAACAAGATTCCCATTATTCTATAATAATGAATTATTAAGTTTTGAATCTCTTGAGGATTCTCAGATAAATCTTTCAAATGCTCTATTAATTGTCATAAATGGAGTCATTCAAGATCCTGGAGTTGCCTATGAATTTGATGGTGGAACTAGTTTCGTGTTTACAACTGCTCCAAGACCAGAGGATAATGTTGCGATTTTCTTCTATAAGGGTACTGATGGTGACGATGTTATTGTAAATGATACGATTAATGAAACTCTAAAAAGAGGTGATACTGTACAGGTTCTTAAAAATAATTCAATTCCCGGAACAATAACACAAGATAAGAGGACAATATTTGATTTATCATTCTCTGATAAGTTTGAGACTAATTTATATTCAAATCAAGGAGTTGATTCAGAAAATAATAAACCATTAAGTTGGATTAAACAAAAAGTTGATAGGAAAATTAACGGAGAAGATGTTTATAAAACTAGAGATTCTATTGAGTCTTTAATTTATCCAACTGCTAAAATTATCAAAGATTTTTCAACTACATCTGATGAAATATTTGTAGATAATGCAGAATTCTTTAATTATGATTTGACAGCACCAGAAAAATTTGATGCTTTAATTTTTTCTGGAGTTGCTGATCCAGTATCTGCTGGAATAACTGCAATAGTTTCTATTGCGGGAACAATTCAATCTCTATCAATTAGTAACCCTGGAAGTGGATACACTGGAGCATCAGTTACTGTTAAGATTGCTGCACCATCAACAGTTGGCATTTTGACTTCATTACCTATGGGTGGTATTGGTATTGGGTCTACTGCAACCGCAACTATTGCAGTCTCTGCTGCAGGATCTCTAACAACTCCAATTACAATTATAAATCCCGGATTGGGTTACAGTGTTGGGAGACCACCAGAAGTTATTGTTCCACTTCCAGATCCAATATATGAAAATATTACAAATATTTCTCTAGTAAATGGATTCTCTGGAACTATTATTGGAATTGGAACCACGACAGGTAGTGGTGGAAATCCCCTAGCACTTAAGTTTACTTTAGAAGGACCTGTTGGATTTCCTCAATTGCAAACTGGATATCCAATTTATATTTTTGATACAAGAGTTGGAAAAGGAGTAACTTCTATCAACAGTTCTAACTCTGCAGTGGTTGGAATTGGAACAACCTTTGTAGATAATATTTACTATATTCATCAAATCTCTTCTACTAGCACTACTGGAATTATTACTTGTAATATACTATCAACTACATCTGTGGTTGGGTTAGCATCTACTGGAAGTATATCAAACCCCATAGGTAAATTCTCTTGGGGTAGAATGTCTGGATTTAATAGATCAAGTTCTGCAATTTCAATAGGAGTGACTGGAAATACTGTAGATGTTGGATTGTCAACTTTTGCAACAATTCAAAGAAGAGGAGTTGGTATTAGACAAACCGGAGCACTTCCAAAACTTTTATAAATACTTAAAAAATATCAATATGGCGGCAATAGTAACGGATCAATTTAGAATATTAAATGCAAGTAATTTTATAGATTCTGTAACTGGTGGTAACGATTCTTACTATGTTTTTTTGGGTTTGGACAATCCAGTACAAGATGCATTTGGAAGAACTACTGATTGGAACACCAATGCCCCAAATCCAACAGATAATTTGAAATATTCCTCACACTATAGAGATACATCTTTATTTGGTAAAAAAATTACATCTAGTAATATTAGAAGACTTATAAGAAAAGTTACTTGGACTTCTAATACATCATATGAGATGTATAGGCACGATTATAGCATTCAGAATCCAACACCAAATTCAAATTCAAGTAGATTATATGATTCTAATTATTATGTAATTAATAGTGATTTTAGAATTTATATTTGTATAGATAATGGTTCTTCTGGAACTAGTTTGAAAGGTGGCAAATCCCAAGATGAGCCCACATTTACAGATTTGGAACCTTCAGCAGCGGGAACAAGTGGAGATGGTTATATTTGGAAATATCTCTTTTCAGTTTCTCCCAGTGATATTATAAAGTTTGATTCGACAGAATATGTTGTTGTTCCTAATGATTGGAAAACATCAACAGATTCTCAAATTGTAAGTGTAAGGGAAAATGGAAATTCTGGACCTACAAATCCAAATCAAATTAAGAAAGTATATATTGCATCTGGTGGCGGTGGATATAGTGAAGTTGTAAAAACTGTTGATATTCTTGGTGATGGAGTTGGCGGCAGAGTTTCTATAAAAGTAAGTGGCGGAAAAATTACTGAAACTCAAGTTGTTGCAGGTGGTTATGGATATACTTGGGGAATTGTTGATTTAGGAAGTCTTCAACCTATAGACAGTCTTCAAAATCCAGCAAAACTAATACCAATCATTCCACCATCAAAGGGGCATGGTTACGACATTTATACCGAATTGGGAACAGATAAGGTATTGGCATATGCCAGATTTGACGATTCAACTAAAGATTTTCCAACGGACACTAAATTTGCTCAAGTTGGAATTATAAAAAATCCAACTACATTTTCTTCGGATACTGTTGTTTTTACAGAAAATCAGTATTCATCACTATATGCAGGAATTACTACATCAATTAGTGGAAATCCAGTTATTGGAGAGGAAATTGAACAAACCAGAGCAGATGGAAAAATTGCAAAGGGATATGTAGCTTCATATGACAGTGAAACTAAAGTTTTAAAATATTTTAGGGATAGATCTTTATATTTCGGTAGTATAAATGAAGATGAAACTGATTATAATACAGTTAGTGCAGATTCTAATGTATATGACTTCCAATCTAATGGTGGAAATATTGTAAGTGTAAATGGAACATTTACCGCATCTATAGACACGTCATTTAATGCCAATAAGGTTACGGTTGGAGGTAAAGTTATAGACTTGGGGGTAACTTTTACAGAAGGTCTTGCAAATCCTGAGATAAATAAAAAGACAGGAGATATAATTTATATTGATAATAGACCCCTGGTAACAAGAGACATTAGGCAAAAAGAAGACATTAAAATTATCCTGGAATTCTAAAAAAAATGACACAGAAAACAGATTTAAACATCAGTCCATATTATGATGACTTTGATTCTGAAAGGAATTTTTATAAAGTCTTGTTTAAACCAGGATATCCAATACAGGCAAGGGAATTAACAACTCTCCAATCTATCTTGCAGGATCAGGTAAAATCTTTTGGAAGTCATATATTTAAAGAGGGATCGGTAGTTATTCCCGGAAATATTGCCTATGATGGAAATTTTAATTCTGTAAAACTTAATCCAACTAATTTTGGAGTTGATATTTCTCTTTATATTAATAATTTTATTGGTAAAAAAATAACAGGGCAAATATCAGGAACAACAGCAATAATTCAATTTGTTTCCCTCCCCGATGGAGAAAATGTAGAAGATTTAACAATATATGTAAAATATTTGGATTCTGATAATAATTTTCAGTTTAATCCGTTTGAAGATGGAGAATCATTAATTGCAGAAGAAAATATAACTTATGGTAATACTACCATTAATGCAGGAACTCCATTTGCATCATTAATAGCACTGAATGCAACATCCGTAGGTTCTTCTGCATCTATTGGTGATGGAGTTTATTTCATTAGAGGTTATTTTGTTAATGTATCTAAACAAACTATAATCTTAGATAATTATACAAATACGCCCTCATATAGAGTTGGACTAAAAATTGACGAATTAATTCTCAGTGCTGGAGATGACAGTTCATTGTATGACCCATCTAAGGGATTTACAAATTATGCAGCACCCGGAGCAGATAGATTTAAGATTGATTTAACTCTAACGAAGAAATTAATATCAGACCTCAACGATACTGATTTTGTTGAACTTTTGAGAGTTGAAAATGGAAAAATTAAAATTATTGAACAAAAAAGTCAATATAATATAATCAAAGATTATATGGCAGAAAGAACTTATGACGAATCTGGTGATTATACTGTTGAACCTTTTAATGTATCTGTAAATAATTCTTTAAATGATAGATTAGGTAATAATGGTTTATTTTTCAATACCGAAACAACTGAACAAAAAAACTCACCATCAGAGAACTTGATGTGTTTAAAAATATCCCCAGGAAAGGCTTATGTAAGGGGATATGATATAGAAAAAATTTCAACAACAATTATTGATATTGATAAACCAAGAGATACGGCAAGAGTAGATAATGTAAATGTTCCTTTTGAAATGGGAAATGTTCTAAGAGTTAATACAGTATCCGGAACTCCAAAACAAAAACTTACAATAGATTTATTGGATCAATTTGTGGGATCTGGAACCACTATCGGAAACGCAAGAGTATATAATTTTAGTTTGACCGATGCCTCTTATACCAATAATGCTACTAATTGGAATTTATATCTTTATGACATTCAGACTTACACAACTGTCGGTTTAAATACTTCAGTAACAAGTGTAGAATTACCTGCAACATCGTTCGTAAAAGGAAAAAGTAGCGGCGCTAGTGGTTTTGCAGTTTCTGCTGGTGGAGCATCATCTACTATTAACTTAAGACAAACTTCCGGAACATTTTCAGTTGGAGAGCAGTTAATTATCAATGGGATTGATTTTCCAAGAACTATTAGAACAGTAACTGCATATTCCACAGAAGACATTAAATCAGTAAAACAAACAACCACCGTATCCGGACTTTCAACAAATTTTACTGCAAATTGTTTTCTTGAAAGATTTAGATTACCTAATGGTGTTTCTCAGGGAACAATTAGTGGTGGAAACACCTTAGTAAGCCCAGGAAAATTCTTCACTGGTGTAAAAGTAGGATCAATTATTAGGTATCAAACTACAACTGGAGATGAATCATTTAATCGGGTAACTGCAGTTCCTTCTTCTGGTACATCATTAACAATTGCTGGTATCACCACAGTTTCTGGAGTATTTGACGGTGCCGTTGCAAATGGAACTTACAGTAACATACTTATGGGTGCTCCGGTCATAAGAAATGAGAATTCTGGGTTCCTATATGCACAATTACCAGATCCTAATGTTTCTTCAGTAAATCTTTCAGATTCATCATTAACAATTTCCGAACAAATAACCGGACAAGGCACAAATGGTAGTGGAGTATTGGAATTCAATACTTCAGCAATTAGTGGAATTTCTAGTGTATTTTTTGAGTCATTTGATCAGGAAAGATATTCAATACACTATAGTGGAGGTGGTATTGGTACGATAACTTCAGATCAATTTGTTTTGAGCGGAAATACGGTAACTATTAGTGGATTGTCTGCTTCACAATCAAATGTTGTTGTAAATACTACACTAGTTAAAAATGGAATACAAAGCAAAGTAAAAACATATAATAGAAGTCAACCTTTAAATGTAACAAGATCAAAGTATCCACAATCAGGAACTGGTATTAGTTCTTCAATTGGAGACGGTCTTACTTATAATCAATTTTATGGACTGAGAGTTCAAGATGAGGAAATATCACTAAATTACCCAGATGTAGTAAAAATTATTTCAGTTTACGAGTCATTCGATTCTTCTGCACCTACTTTAGATAGGATACAATTTGGTGCTAGTGCTAATGTATCAACTAATGCTATTATTGGTGAAAATATTATAGGAAACAATAGTAAAGCTGTCGCAAGAGTCGTTTCAAGTCCATCTACCAACATCCTTGGAGTAGTATACTTAAATTCAGAAAGATTTACAGATTCTGAAACAGTTACGTTTGAGGAATCAAACATAACCACAGAAATTGAAGCAATAACTCCTGGAAAGTATAAAGATATTACAAATTCATATAGACTTGACAAAGGGCAAAAAGATCAATATTATGATTATTCCAGAATCGTCCGGAATAAGGGAACTACAGAACCATCAAAACAACTTTTAGTTGTGTTTGATTATTATTCAGTTCCTTCTAATGATGGTGGTGATGTATTTACTGTATTAAGTTATGATAAAGAACGATTTACACATGATGTCCCTTTCATTGGACCAAGATCTGTAAGATCTTCAGATACTTTAGATTTTAGGCCAAGAGTTTCTATTTTTACCTCAGATAGTTCTTCTCCATTTGATTTTGCATCAAGAACTTTAAGTCCAACACGAATTTTATCACCAAATGAAAGTTCATTGCTTGGTTATGATTATTACTTAGCTAGAATTGACAAACTATATCTTGATAGAAATAAAAATTTCATCCTAGAAAAAGGAATATCCTCAAATACCCCTAAGGCACCGGATAAAAATGATGCTGTAATGGAAATTGCAACCATAAAACTTCCACCATATCTTTACAATCCTGCAAATGCTGTGGTGACCTTGAAGGACAATAGAAGATATACTATGAGAGATATTGGACTAATTGAAGATAGGGTAGAAAACTTAGAGAGGGTTACTTCACTGTCTTTACTAGAAGTAAATACTCAGACTTTGCAGATTCAAGATGCTGATGGTAATAATAGATTTAAGAGTGGATTTTTTGTAGATGATTTTAAAAATTATTCTTTTATTAACAGGGGATTATCTTCCATTAGAGTTAATACATCTACAAATGAAATAACACCTGTTATTAGTAGAAATTCACTAAAATCGCAAATTGCACCAGAGTCTGCAATTACTGATGAAAATTTAGATTTTTCAGAAAATTTTAAGTTACTAGATCCAAATGTAGTAAAAACAGGAAAAGCAGTAACTTTAAAGTACGAATCTATTGGATGGATAGAACAAGCTTTTGCAACGACAGTTGAAAATGTAAATCCATTTAATGTAATTGTTTATAGTGGTGATATTAAATTAAGTCCAGAAATTGACAACTGGGTGAGAACAATTCAACTTCCAGATAAAAATATTAGCATAACATTAAACTCTAGCAGAACTCTTACTAATAATTTAACAAGTAATGTTTCCGTTACTCTGACACCAATTAATACTCAAACAAGTGACACAGTTAATCTTCCTGATATTTTTGGGGAAGGTAATTTTACTACAACTGTTGGTAGTGACCAAACTCAAACTTCATCAACTGCTACAAATACTACTTCCAATACTGCAACAACTGAAAACTTTGATACGGTAAGTAATACTGATACGACAATAAGAAATGTATTAATATCTTCATCTAGCGAATCATTTATGAGATCCAGAAATATTCAATTTTCTGTATCTAATATCAAACCATCTACACAATTTTATCAGTTCCTTGACGGAAATAGTGGAGTTGATTTTATTCCAAAATTAATCGAAATATCAAACCCATCTAAAGCGTTTGTAGTTGGAGAAACTGTTATTGGAACATCTGGGGGTAATAATTTAATTTCATTTAGAGTTGCAGCACCAAATCACAAATATGGTCCATATAATGCACCATCTACTACTTATACAATTAACCCATATATTAGAACTGAATCTATAGCATCAGGATATAGTCAATCATCAAAAGTTTTGAATGTTGATACGGTTTCACTATCAGAAGAAGCTCAAGGAAAGTATTCTGGATATTTACTTAGAGGTATGCAATTGGTTGGTCAGACTAGTGGATCTGTGGCAACCGTAAGTGACTTAAGACTTATTTCTGATAATTTTGGAGATTTGATTGGAACGTTCTTTTTAAGAGATCCAAATACAGTCCCAACTCCAACTGTAAGAATTTCTACTGGAACTAAAACATTTAAGTTGAGTTCAAGTTCAACAAACGATCCAGGTCTTCCAGGAAGTTCGGACACTTCAGTTGCTGAAACAAATTTTAATTCTGATGGTACTCTTGAACAGTGGGAAAATACTGTTGCGGCAACTACGAAAAATCTAACGACAAAAACAGTAACTAACTTAACAACAAATACAACACAATCAGTTACAACAATAAACACTCATACTAGAACAACTATCCAGAGATTCGTAGACCCTCTTGCACAATCTTTTGTTGTTGGTGGAAATATAGAGGCTCCAGATTCTTCTAGAGAAGGATTGGCAACTGATGATTCTAATGGTGCCTTTTTAACTGCCGTTGATTTATTCTTTGCCAAAAAAGATAGTGGAAATGCTACAGTAAAGGTTGAAATAAGAACTGTAGAACTGGGAACACCCACAAGGATTGTTATTGGAAATTCGGTTACATTAAGACCAAGTGAAGTAAATATTTCTTCAGATGCTTCAGTTGCAACTAAGGTTACTTTTGATGAACCAATTTACCTACCACCAGGAAGAGAGTATGCTGTCGTAATTATTTCAGAAAATAGTGATCAGTATGAGATGTGGACTGCAGTTATGGGTGAAAAAACTGTCAATACCAAAAATCTCCCAGATGTAAATGCCGTAACCTACTCAAAGCAATTTGCGATGGGAAGTCTGTTCAAATCTCAAAACGGATCTATATGGACAGCAAATCAATATCAGGACCTCAAATTTAAACTTTATAAAGCACAATTTATTGAAAATCAACCAGGAACTGCATTTTTCTATAATCCAACATTAGATGAAAGTAATGGATATGTTCAGAGATTAGGAAACAATCCGCTAACAACATTACCAAAAACACTTACTCTTGGAATTACTACAATAACCAATGCATCATTGATTTCTGATTTATCCAAAGGTAGAAAGGTTGCTGGATCACAACCTTATGTCTATGGATATGTAGTTGGAACAGGAAGTTCGGTAGCAACAGTAGGATTAACTACGGGAGGAAGTAATTATGTTACAGATTCTAATGTAAGCACTTATAATATTACTGGAAATGGTTCTGGACTTGTTTTAAGTATTACAGCAACTTCGGGAACAATTTCCGGAACCCCAATAATTGTAAATCCCGGAAATGGATATGCGGTAGGGGATGTTGTTGGTATTGTAACTTCTACAGTAGGCACCGGAACTTCCGTGCGTGGGCGTGATGCAAAAATTACAGTAACTGGAAACAATAATAGTATTGATACTTTATACCTTTCCGGAGTTCAGGGTAATACTTTTACAGTTGGTGCCGGACTAAGTTACTATAATAATTCCAATACAATAGTTTCTCTTGCAAGTACTACAATTAGAAATTCTGCACCTTCAACTGATCAATATTCTGGAAATTTCATAAGAGTAGAACATTTTGACCACGGAATGTATGGAAATACAAATAAACTTAGAATTTATAATACAGAATCTAGTACCGCACCAGTTGTAATTACTTCACCAATAACTTCAACGTCAACAACAATTGCTATCGGAGATACTTCAAACTTTGGAACTTTTGAAGGAGTTTCTGTAAGTGGATCTAATCCTGGATATGTAAAAATTGGAAATGAAATAATTAAATATCAGTCTATTGGTAGTGGATTCTTAGGTACTATTACTAGGGGTATTGATTCTACCATTCCAATTGATTATAATATCAATACTTTAATATACAAGTACGAACTGAATGGTGTTTCTTTAAGAAGAATTAATAAAACTCATGACATCGATGATTTAGATATCGGACTAGATGGATATTATCTCCAAATTGATAGAACCGCAAATGGAGAAAATAGAAGTACTGATGGATTTATCGGTGCAAATGCCGCAAATGCGCCACAACTGCAATTTACCTCAGAAGCAACTTTAGGAGGTTCTAAAGTTCTGGCTACAGAAAATATCCTTTACAGCTCTGTAGTACCAACATACGACATCATTACTCCAGGATCTTCCACATCGGTTTCGGCTGTGATTAGATCTGTTTCTGGAACAAGCGCAAGTGGAAGTGAGATTTCATTCTTAGATAATGGATTTGAACCAATTCAGTTGAATTCATTAAATACGTTAAAATCTATGAGACTTGTATGTTCTAAAGAAAATGAAACTGAATATCTTAATAATTTACCAAGAAATAAATCATTTACTACAGGAATAACTTTAAGTACAACAGATTCTAATTTATCACCCATAATATTCTTAGATACTGCATTTACTGAGTTTATTTCCAATCGTTTGAACAGTCCAGTTTCTGATTATGCATCTGATGGTAGATCTAATTCTATATTGGATGATCCACACGCAGTAGTGTATGTTTCAAGATCAGTAAATTTGGTGCAACCAGCAACTTCTCTTAAAGTTATTTTATCTGCATATCGTCATGAATCTGCCGATTTTAGAGTTTTGTATAGTCTGTTTAGGCCGGACTCTTCCGAAGTTGAACAATCATTTGAACTATTCCCCGGTTATGATAATCTTAAGTCTACGGCATCCGGACTTTCGGTAGTTGATTCTTCTCTCAATAATGGAAAACCCGATTCTTTTGTAAGTTCTAGTTTAGACAATCAATTTAAAGAATATGAATTTACTGCAGATAATCTTGGATTATTTAATGGATATGTAATCAAAATCGTAATGTCTGGAACTAATCAGGCATATCCACCAAGAATAAAAGAACTTAGGACGATTGCCGTAAGATGATTAGGGTGAAGGGGCATACAAATCTTTATAGAGATGAAAATAGTGGAGCTATTGTAAATTGCGATTCTACGGCATATAATCAATATCTTAATATAATTAATAATAAAGAATCTCAAAAAAAAGAATTAGATACGATTAAACAAGATATTAATGAAATTAAATCACTATTAAAGGAGTTATTAAATGGATCCAAATGAAATTAAATTGCAGTCAGTCAATAAGTTATTCGAATATGAAAAACACTGTAGAATTATTGATGAATTGAGTTCTGAACAATTGAAAAATTTCTCAAAACTTTACTGCAAATTATATTTAAAACAGCAAGAAACTTTAGCAACTATGAGTAAGATATAAATAAATTGTAGATCTAAAAAAGATAGATGGCAGCAGTATACGTAAATAATCTAGTCATCAATTCTGGTTCCCATTTTAGTCAGACTTTTACTTTAGAAGGATCTGATAGCAATTCTCCATTAAATTTGAACAATTATGAAGTTGATGCCCAGATGAGAAAGTGGTCTGGGAGTTCTTCGGCAATAAATTTTTCGACAAGTATAATCGCACCTTCTACCTCAGGGAAAATATCTATAGGATTAACATCTGGACAAACTGTAGATTTAAAATCGGGAAGATATATTTATGATATTTTAATTATCGATCCATATGGGATAAAAAATAGAGTTATTGAGGGAATGGTTCTTGTAAGAGAGGGAGCAACTAGGTAATGTCTGACATCAAAGTAAGAGTAGGACAACAAAATGCAGTTAAAGTTATATCTAGTATTTCTGGAGCTGCTGGCGGATCTGCCATTACTGCTATTACTGCCGAAAATGTTATTGGTGGAATTGCTTCCGTAACTTCTCTCCACGTTTCCGGTATCTCTACTTTCGTAGGTGTAAGTACCTTTAATAATGATGTATATATTAATGGCGATCTTTATGTTAGAGATGATTTATTATTTGATGAATTTACTGCTCGGAATGCAAATATTACCGGAATCCTTACAGTAGGTCAATCAATTTATTATCCGTTAGGACAACCTTATGGTGTTGCATATTTTGATCCTAATGACCGATTAGTTTCTACCGGAACTACTTCATCGGCAATATCAGAAACTAACTATATACTTACAACTGACAATTCAGGAATACCAACCTGGTCCAGTGTTATAGATGGAGGAACCTATTAGTGTCTAAACCAGCAAGTAGACAAGAACTCGTAGACTATTGCCTAAGACGCCTAGGTGCCCCTGTACTGGAGATTAACCTTGCCGACGACCAAATAGATGATTTAGTAGATGATGCCCTACAGTACTTCCAGGAGAGGCACTTTGATGGCGTAGAAAGAATGTATTTGAAATATCAATTTACTCAAGATGATATTAATAGAGGAACCGCATCAAAAGGAAGTGGAGTTGGATTAGTAACTACAACAGGAACATCAACAAATATATCAGGTCTTGGAACAATTACTTCCAACTTTTATGAAACATCCAATTTTATTCAGGTTCCGGATTCTGTAATTGGAATAGAAAAAGTTTTTAAATTTGATGCTAGTTCTATCTCTAGAGGTATGTTTAGCATTAAATATCAACTATTCTTAAATGATTTATACTATTTCAATTCAATTGATTTATTACAATATTCGATGGTAAAAAGTTACCTTGAGGATATTGATTTTCTTTTGAGTACTGATAAGCAGATAAGATTTAATAAAAGACAGAATAGAATGTATCTCGATATTGACTGGGGATCTCAACAAGTTGGAACTTTCCTAATAATTGATTGTTACAGAATTTTAGATCCAAATACTTTTACTGACGTTTACAATGACAGTTTTTTAAAGAAATATCTAACTTCACTTATGAAAAAACAGTGGGGTCAGAACCTAATTAAATTCAGAGGAGTTAAATTACCGGGTGGAATTGAACTGAATGGTAGAGAACTTTATGAAGATGCTGAAAGAGAGTTGGAAGATATAAAACAAAGAATGGTACTTGAATATGAACTTCCACCTTACGATTTTATTGGATAATAATGGCACTAAATCCCTTTTTTCTTCAAGGTTCACCAAATGAGCAAAGACTTGTTCAGGAATTAATCAACGAGCAGTTGAGAATTTATGGTGTAGAAGTAATTTATATTCCTAGAAAATTTGTGAGAAGAGAAACTATACTTAGAGAGGTTTCTTCATCCAAATTCGATGATAATTTTGCACTAGAAGCATACATAAGCAATTATGAAGGATATAGTGGACAGGGAGATATTCTTACCAAGTTTGGAATGAGTTTGAAGGATGATTTGAGTCTAATCATATCCAAGGAAAGATACGAAGACTTTATTGCACCTTTTCTTGAGGGTGATAACGATGAAGAAATTGTTTTATCTTCAAGACCCAGAGAAGGAGATTTAATATACTTCCCACTAGGTCAAAGACTATTTGAAGTTAAATTTGTAGAGCACGAGCAACCATTTTACCAGTTAGGTAAATTATATGTTTACGAACTAAAATGTGAACTATTCGAATATGGGGATGAAGTTATTGATACATCTATCGATGAAATTGATACTCAAATTGAAGATGAAGGATATATAACCACACTAAATTTGATTGGACTTGGAAGAACTGCTACTGCAACAGCAGGAATTGGAAGTGGTTATATTAGGCAGATAACATTGAATAATGATGGATATGGTTATACTTCTCCACCAGTAGTAAGCATATCCTCGGCACCTTTTGGGGGGACAAATGCAGTTGGAGAAGCAATTACAGAACTGAAATCCGGTATTTATTCAATTAAACAAATAGTATTAAAAAATGCCGGGGCAGGTTATACTTCTGCTCCAATCATTACAATTACGGGTAATGGAAGCGGAGCGGCAGCTACTTGTGGAATTGAAACCTCACAGTCTGGGGTCATATCTATAACTCTTACAGATAATGGTGTTGGGTATTCGACTGCACCTCTTGTGACTATTGTTGGAAGTGTTGGTTCCGGAGTAACTGCAACGGTAATATCGTCGGTCGTTGGTACTGCTCAGAGTGTATCTTCTATAAAAATTGCAAATACTGGAATAGGATACACTATTGCCCCTCAAGTTATCATTAATGGACCTCCAATTCTAACTGGAATTGGGACCTATCTCTTTAATGAAATTGTAACCGGATCTAGGTCTGGCACAACAGCAAGAGTTAAATCTTGGGATTTTGATACAAAAATTCTTAAGATTTCTTTTGTCAATAATGTAACACCTAATGGATTTTTCCCAGGAGAAACAATTGTGGGATCAATTTCTAGTGCTAGATATTCCGTAAACGATTATAATAATTGGAATCCTTACGATAAATATGGAGATAATTTGCAGATTCAGACTGAAGCAGAATCTATTTTAGATTTTTCAGAATCAAATCCATTTGGTTCTTATTGATACTATAAATATATAATACGATAATGATTGGATAATCGGGTATAGAAAATGCTAGGAACCTATTTTTATCACCAAATTATTAGAAAGACTGTTACTGCATTTGGAACTCTTTTTAATGACATTTATATTGAGCATAAAAATTCATCTGATGTAGGAATCAGTCAGATGAAGGTTCCTCTTGGATATGGACCGATGCAAAAGTTTCTGGCCAGAATTGAACAACAATCTGAATTGAACAAACCAATTCAGATTACTCTTCCCAGAATATCATTTGAAATGACTTCTATTCAGTATGATTCTACAAGAAAGGCAAATGTAACTCAAACATTCAAAACTTGTGGTAATGGTGATACTGTAAAGAAGGTTTATATGCCAGTTCCATATAATATTGGGTTTCAATTAAATATTATGACTAAGTTGCAAGATGATGCTCTGCAGATAGTAGAACAGATTCTTCCAAGTTTTCAACCATCATTCAATCTAACAGTAGATTTGGTAGATTCTATCGGAGAAAAAAGAGATATTCCCGTGGTTTTAGATAGTGTATCTTTTACCGATGATTATGAAGGAGATTATTCAACTCGGAGAACCCTAATATATACTTTAAATTTTACTGCTAAAACTTATCTGTTCGGACCAATTTCTGATAGTACAGATGGTCTTATTCGTAAGGTTCAGGTTGATATGTATACGAGTACCGATACTACAACTGCTAAGAGAGAAATGAGATATACTCTTGTTCCAGACCCGATTGACGCAGGTCCGGATGATAATTTTGGATTTAATGAAACTTGGGAAACATATAGTGATGCTAGAACTTATAGTCCAACTCAACAAAGTGATATTTGATATATTATGAAAAATAATTATGAAGATTTGGATAAAGCTCTGAACATAGAAAGTAGTATTATTGAGGTAGAAAAGTCTATTACACCAATTGATATTATTCCTACACAGAATAATGATATAAAAAAAGATTATGAATATACAAGAGCAAATCTATATTCACTAATTGAGAAAGGTCAGGAAGCCATTAATGGAATTATGGAACTTGCCGGTGATGATGGAAGTCCAAGAGCATACGAGGTGGCGGGGCAACTTATTAAGAGTGTGGCGGATACAACTGATAAATTAATAGATCTTCAGAAGAAATTGAAAGATGTTCAGGAGGATAATACTAAAATTGCCAATAATGTTACAAATAATGCCGTGTTCGTTGGATCTACTTCGGAGTTGTCAAAATTACTGAAGCAAGGTTTTCTAAATAATAAAGAATAATGTTTTCCTAAAGTGCCTAAATTAAAATCCCACCAGACGGTTGAAAGTATTGCGAAAAAGCATCGTCAGGATATTTCTTTTGTAAGAAATCAACTTAAGATGGGTATTGCTATTGAAAAGGAGCATACTAAAGATAAGGATCTTGCTGCTGATATTGCTCTTCAACATCTTGACGAGTTTCCAGATTATTACACTAAGTTGAAAAAGATGGAGTCTGATGCTAGAAAAGAGCATAAAAACTTTAAGGATGTGAAAGAGAGTCTTCGTGATTGGTTTGGTAAATCTGAATCAATCGGTAAAAAAAGAAAACCTGGTTGGGTTGAAGTAGTCTCCGGAGAACCTTGTGCCCGTGAAGAAGGCGAAGAGGATGAAACACCCAAGTGTGTTTCTTCAGATAAAAGAGCAAGTATGACTAAATCTGAAAGAATATCTGCTCAAAGAAGAAAAAGTGCCGCAGACCCAAATCAACCAGAAAAATCGGGTGCTGCTAAACCAACTTATGTTTCTACCGATAAACCAAAAAAGAAAATGAACGAAGAATCAGATGTTAAAGGTAAAGGAAGCGGCACAAAAGATGCTTGTTATACTAAAGTAAAGTCAAGATATTCTGTCTGGCCTTCAGCATATGCTTCCGGAGCACTTGTAAAATGCCGCAAGGTTGGTGCTGCTAATTGGGGAAATAAATCAGAATCAATAAATTTATCATCAAAAGATTCTATTTCAGAAGAAATGGGTATGAGATATTGCCCCAAATGTGAAAAAGATGAGACTAGAGATGTATGCAAATATGGTCCCAAGTACTGGGATATGTTTTCACTACCTTCCAGATTATCCCCAAATCAGATGAAGTTTAGTATTGCTCAGGTTCATCCTACTAATGAGTCTAAGGAACCAGACCACGAATATTCTATGGCAAGGTCTGAACTCTCTACAATTATTTCTGCTGCAAAAAGACTCCGTGGCAAATTGAATGGTGAGGGTAATATTGAGGCATGGGTTCAATCAAAAATTACAAAGGCAGCAGATTATATTGATGCTGCTGCTGACTACCTAGATAGTGGAGAACACGATGTTAAAGAGGCGTGTTGGAAAGGTTATAAGAAAAAGGGTATGAAGACGATGTTTGGTAAAAAATATCCAAACTGCGTTAAGGTTAAGGAATCTATTGATGTATATTCCAATTGGAGGGAAGATTTTGGTCTGAATGAAGCATCCGCTGCCTGGCAAAGAAAAGCAGGTAAAAATCCTGAGGGTGGTTTAAACGCAGCAGGAGTTGCATCTTATAGAAAAGAAAATCCAGGTTCAAAATTGCAAACTGCCGTTACTACTAAACCATCAAAATTAAAACCCGGTTCTAAGGATGCAAAACGCAGAAAATCATTCTGTGCTCGTATGAGTGGAATGCCTGGACCTGCGAAAGATGAAAAAGGTCGTCCAACAAGAAAGACATTATCCTTAAGAAAGTGGAACTGTAACTAAAATGAAATCCTTCAATCAGTTTATTTCAGAAAGTGTTAATATTGCCGGAAATTTCAACGGCAATCTTTATATGAATGGTTCAGAATCTCAATCAGAACCCGTTGGAGAGTCTTTTACCGCAGATATAGTTTGGGAAGGTAAAATGTATAGATTAGAAGTTGAAGGCAAGATGTTAAACAAAAATGAACTTGCAGAGCAACTTCAGGGAGAATATCCCGGAGCAATTGTACATAACATTTACCCTCAAACAACAAATTCTTTAAAAATTAAGAACTCACAAAGATATCAACCCGAAAGACTAACTTGGACTGATTAATTATGGCACAATGGAATAAGAAAACACAAGATTTTTTAGATCAAGAAAGAAGTCTCTTTGAGGTTTATAATATCGCAGATCATTGGGGAAACCAGACTGACTGGAGACCCCAATTTACTAACAACAACAGATTTAAAATATCTCCGTTCCAAACAGTATTCTTCAACACCTTCCAGTATGGAAAGGAAACTGATGTATGGGATGAAAGAGTAGTTGGAGTTGGAACTGCAACATTTAATGCAAATGCCAGTAATGTTGTAATGCAAGTTGAATCTACTGCTGGTAGTAAAATCGTTCGCCAAACCAAGAATGTGATGAGATACATTCCTGGTAGGGGTGCAACTCTTGCATTTGCAATTCGTCTTGAACAACCACAAGTTGGTATTCGCAGAAGATTTGGATTGTTTGATGAAAATAATGGTGTTTATTTTGAGGATAATGGGGGAACATATTCTTATGTGCTCCGTAGTAGTGTAACTGGAATTGTTACAGAAACCAGAGTATACAGAGATGAATGGAATGGTGAGAAGTTTGATGGTAATGGGTGGACTGGAGTAACCGCAGATCCAACAAAACAACAAATGATTTCCATCAATTATGAATGGTATGGTGCAGGTATAATTCAATTTACTTGGTTGATGAAGAATGAGACTGTTGCATCTCATACTTTTGAGAACTCAAATACTAATCCGGGAGTTTGGTGTTCTACTCCATTCTTACCTATTAGACTTGAGATAGAAAATATAACAGGTGTTGCAGGAACTCATTACATGTATCAGGGTTCTAATTCTCTGATTCAGGAAGGAGAATCAGAAAAACTTGGAACTCTTTTGAGCATCTCAAATCCCATCACAGGGACAACGATGTCATCTGCAAATACATTTTATCCAATTATAAGCATTCGTTTGAAATCTAATAATCTAACTGGTGTAATTCTCTTGAGATCATTACAGGCAGCAACTGATGATAATACGAATGTTTATTGGCAACTTTTACAAAATGCAACACTGACTGGAGGAACTTGGGTAAATCATCCCGATCCAAACTCTTTTATGCAGTATAATATCACTCAAACTGCAGTATCTGGTGGAAGTGATCTTTTGAGTGGTTTTGTAATTAATGGTAGTGGTGCGTTAGTTGATCTTGAT